TGTGCCGGCTATAGTAGTAAGAGCTATAGATGTTATGGATTTCAATCTAGGTGAAGATAACCACGCGAGATACAATTCTTTTTTGGTAACATTATCTACTTCTTTAATAAATACTGAAGACAACATAGCCTTATTGGATGGTTCTGGATTCCCTAAAAATGTGCAAGATTCGATAAAAAGATACGGATTTAGGCCGATGCACGTAACCGTGGATTCTATAGTAAAAAATGCAGAACGTGGGGACGGAAAAGGTAATCCTAAGATTTTAAGAGAATTTAACGAAGTGATGTATGATTATTGGAATAACGCTATATTTGCCGAATCAGGCGAAGCTAACATTATAGGTCAAAATTCTATAAAAATAGGCAAGGCTTTGAACTTCGATGAGAATACTCCATATGTCTTTGGAAAGAGATATTACATAGAAGGTTACACAGATACTTATAGCGTAGACGAAAAAGGCGCCGGAATTTGGACTCAAACTTTAATGCTGACTCGCGGATTCGAAGAGAGCGATTTGAAGAGCGGTCGCGACTTTGGATCTAGAAATACACAATTTAATCACGAGGGCGAGTACACGTCGAGCGGAGTTGCTTCTGGGAGCAAAAATAAAAAATGAAAATAAGAAATGACGGATCAGTTCAGCCTAGTTCTACGCCAACTCCAGAAAATGCGGGGCGCCGCGAAGATTTCGCAATTTATAGATGTGTGATATCGAAAGTTATATACGCAGACGATCCTACTAATATCACAACTAATTCGGGTAATCCTAGAGTTCTATACGACGTCGTGGTTTTGGGTGGATTTTCCTCAGGCCAAATTATATCTAATTGCAGATTAGCATCGACTCTTGGAGGAGATACGTCCTTCTATGAAAGAGTTCTTAGGGCTTCAACTATAGAAGTTAGCGGATCAAGACTTAGCAGTTCAGACGGCGATATCGTGTACGTGGCGTTTGTTCAGGGGCATACAGGATATCCCGTCATAATTGCCCTCGACAACGGTATTAATACCGCAGGAAAAATAGGAGCTAACTTAACTGACGGGCCTAGATCTATCATGCAGTTTAACGGTGTCAGAGAAGAAATTAATAAAGATGGAGAGTGGATATTTCAGCGCAACGGCGGTACTGCAAATTCCGTCAAAGGTTCTTTCGAACCAGCTTCGGCTGCGGAAGTAACATTTAATATTTTAAAAGATGAAAAACATACTAGGATTTTCAAATCTGGTTTAACTATAGAAGAAAATGGTAAAGACGATAAAGTAAAAATAACTACAACAGGCGGAGCCATCGCTGAAATAGATGGTAAATCCGGTAAAATCACTTTAACTAAGGGTGCTACAATTATAGAACTAGACGGCACCGGCGATAAAATATCATTGAAGAGCGGATTTATAGATCTAGGCGCTTCTGTTAGCGATTTCGCTGTGTTATTTACCGAATTGTTAAATGCTTTTAATACGCACTCGCATCCGTTTATCGATATAACTCCTGGTGGACCGGTTCCAAGTGTAACTATGCCCCCAGTCGCGCCAATGCTCCAGACAGTTGGATCATTAACTGTGAAGGTACAACCGTAATGCCAGCTCCAATTTTAACTCCCGAAGAAATAGCGCAATTACAAATTGAGGCCGCAAGGCAGCAAAATTTTGCCGATTCTCTAGCTGCAGCTGTACCAGCCAAAACGGCAAGAGCCGCCGAATTAGCTGTAGCGGACGGCGCTTTTAAGAAATTTTTTGATTATTATAATGACGACATTATAGGCCAATACGACGCAGAAAAAGAGGCTCTGAACGGCATATTTATTATAGATCCTATTACAGAAGCGGATATAGAGGGTCCAGCTAACATAGATGGATCTGTGAGAACTACTCCTAGTTTACCAGTCACGGATATTATTCGCGTTCCAGAATTTGACGGAGGAGGTACGAGTACTACACTCATAAATGAAACTCAGCATATTGCGGATCAAGCGATAATTGAAGATCAATTAGTTAATGGCTTTCCAAGTTCAGGCGGATTCAATCCAGCAAGCGCAGTGACGGACTCAGTTCTAAATTCTGCGAGCACCGATCTTTCTATATTAGATCCAACAGATCCTCTAACAATTGTGGTTGGAGATTTTTTATATATAACTGACGGCGTTAATTTTGCGATCTTAGAAATAACTAGCGTAACAAATAACATGGGTGGAGATCCACCATATTCTTTCACATATGGAATAGATTTTGTTTATGCCCCTGCCGGACCTATAACATCGGGTGTGGCTGTACGCGATTACACGGGATTCTCAGATGCGCAGCGTAATACTAAAACGGCCCCCGCCGGGTATCAAATTTTAATGAATGCTTTAATAGATTATTTAGAGACTGCTATTGAATCTCGTATCGATCGTTTAGACGAACAACTGGTTGCTTTATCGGCAAATGAAGATCCGGATGGAATAGCTCAAATTTTAACAGCAACAACTAATGTTAACACTTCTAAGACGTTTTTAACACTTTATTTAATAACGACTGATATCTCAGATGTTGGGTTATTAACGCTCTCTACTGAACGCGGAGTCAGGTCGCCAGAAATAATCGCGCGAGTTGCAGAAATAAACACCAACTATACCGGCCAAACTGAAAATTATTACGATAGAAGGTACGGAATTGCTAACGATCGCGGCAACACCGCTCGTGGTTCATTAAGACTTCAAGTTGCTACCGAGCAATCTATTGGCACCCTAGTTGATTACGCCGATCAAGCTCAAGACGCCGTAGACGCTATAAACGCTTTGCTGCCGTAACTGATAAAATATAGTTAGATATATAGGAGATTCAAATCGGTGGCTAATACTTCTCTAAGCCCTTTAAATCAATTAGTAGATAATATAACCCAGTCAGTCGAAGGATTGATTGCGGATATCACCGGTAAGTCCAAAGAAATTTCCGACGGCAAATACCCCAATACTAAGGGAGTTGAGGCAATTTTAAGCACTATTGATGCTTCAAATTGGTTAAAGTTAAGTTTTCCTTATACATTTTCAGTAGTTAGCATAGATGGTGGTAGCGATAATCCTTTTACCGATTTCCCACTCCCGCTCGCGCCCAGTTCATTAAAACAAACCGAAGAATTTGCAATATCTATTCGTCCCACCCAGGGTGGTACTACAACTACACACTCTGGCAATCGTTATAAAACCCTTAATATAAAGGGCACGACTGGTATAGCTCCTAATCGAGGAGCTGGTGGAGCTAAGCGTAAAACTGGTGAAGCTATTTTCCAGCCTAAACAACTTAGGTATTTATCTGGGTACGAAGTGTTCTTGCGTTTACGAAACTGGTTTCGCGCGTATTACGAGTATAAAAAAGTAGCTGGTAGTGATGCTAAGGGTCTACGATTAGTATTTAAAAATTATAAAGACGGTGAATTTTTAATCGTTGAATTATTAAAATTCGACATGGATCGCCAAGCAGCACGCTCGTTCCTGTACGATTATGAACTTGAATTCAAAGTTATATCTCACTTATCTTTCGAAGAATTAATAAACAAAACTACTGGCTTTGAAGATGTATTAAACACGGTCGTGGACACTATCGATACCGCGCGCGGTGTTTTCTTACGATCACAAGATATCATCCGTCAAGTTGAATCCACGTATGAGTCCATTGTGGTCGAACCACTACGAAAAACTTCACTTGCGGTCAAGGCTTTGCTCGGTATTCCAACTGTCGCGGGTGACATGGGAAATAAAGCAATAAAGAACACGGTTTCAGCCGCTGCCGCTTTAGCCATTTTACTTGGATTGAAATCTCAACAAGACGAAAACAAAGTTAGCGGATCTCTAGATCCACGATTGGCCGCGGCTGTGTTACCAAATGATTTATCTAGTGCCGCGCAAACTCAAGGCGCCGGCGCGATCACCGGATTAAACGAAGCTCTAATGGCAATGGATCCTTCTGTATTTCCAGAAGCTACTCAAAACGCATTATTGCAAGAATTAATAGATGCCCAAAAATTGCCGAGATCATTCTATTTAAAAACTCTTGAAGATCTAAACCGTATTAAACAAAACGCGGAAGATTTTTTCAATTTAGGAGACGCGCAATACGACGCTCTATTTGATCGAACTGCTACGCTTTCAGCTCCATTTACCAAAGTTATTACGGCGGCCGAATTAGATATGCTCAACGCATTCAATGAAGCAATGGCGAGCATTCGTTTATTATTATCGACCGAAGATCTTTTTAAATCTTCGTTTGATGCCAGAATTCAAGACATGATCAATCGTTTTAGCGGAAACATCGAATTATTCGCGGAAGCCGCAGTGCGTCAGATTAAATACGAATCAGGCCTAACACTTGAAAGAATGGCTCAACGCGAGTTCGGAGATTCTTCAAGATGGGGCGAAATTGTAGAAGTAAACGGATTAAAAGCTCCATATATCACTAACGACTTATCAGACACGAGAGACAACATTCTCAAGCCGGGTGATACGGTTCTAATTCCTACAGCGATCAGAAACGGATTTAGTCAAGTCCCGCCAGCAAAAGAGATCAAAACGACCAAAGGGTTGAGTGAACTTGAGCGATCTTTAGGAACTGACTTAAAATTGACTAAAGATTTCGATTTGTCTATCTCCAATTCGGGCGACTTAGAGGTCGTTTCCGGAGTAAATAATATGGCCCAAGCCGTTTTAATTAAATTAGGATATGAAAAAGGTGAAGTCATGAGATACCCAGAAATGGGTGCCGGCGTGGTGCCAGGTATCAAATTTCCACCCATCGAGAGCATAAAAGACGGGCTAACTAATACTCTATTACAGGATAACAGGATTCAAGGGATTGAAGATTTAAGTATAATAAGAGATGGATCCGCAATTTACTTGACTTTTAATTTACGTATCAAACAAGTGGATATTCCAGTTCCAATTCGTATTAAGGTTTAAACGATGCCAAATTTAGTTTTAAAATCAGAAAGACAGATCCAGACCGCAATGTTGGCGACAC